GCACTAAGCGATCTTCTTGATAATGTGTGCATAATTTGGAGAAATAAACCAAAGGAAGATGCTTATCGTAAATTGGAATATGCGGCAACTGAGCGTGATGTGGCAGGAGCAGAAAAAAATTTACAACGAGTATCAGGCCAATCAGATGTGATTATTCGATGTCAAAAACAAAGAAACGGTGATTGGGAAGGTGTTATCCCCTTAACATTCCATCCGCAATCTTTGCAATATTTGAAAATGGGATATACTCATCCTGTTAAGTATGTTAATGATTTGAATTAAAGGATTTAATGCGGACAAGTGATGACGTTAAAGCAAGCTATGCCTGTAAACATGAAATAACGGAATTAAAAAAACGTATCAATAGCAATAAGGCAGAATGTTTTCTTTATCAGTGCTTAAATTGTGGCAAAGGATTGGATACTGTTAAAAAATATACGATTTCTCAACTTGAACGTGATTCAGTAAAATTATTTGATTATTCTCTTATAGAAGCGAATGACAAAAAGAGACAAAATGCCTGGAAAGAATATCATGATGAGAAAGACTTAGAACAGCAATCAAAAAATCAGGAATGGTGGAAAAGTTATAATGAATATCTTCAAACCCCTAAATGGAAAGCAAAACGACTTAGTGTTTTAAATCGAGATAATTATATATGCCAGGGGTGTCTAAAAAACCAAGCAAAGCAAGCACATCATTTGACTTATGACCATGTAGGAGATGAATTGTTGTTTGAATTAGTCTCAATTTGTGAGGAATGCCATATACGAATCCATTTTAAAAAAGAATAAAATGAAAATCAATACTCGACGATTAATTAAAATAAAATCTCAGGAATTATGGGAAAAGGGAATTTTACCAAAATGGTCTGTGACTCTGCTTTTCAAGATATTCAGATTGAAAAATATTTAATGGAGAAAACAAAATGACAGTAAAAGAACAAGTAGCGAAACAATTAAAACCGATGTTTGAATATGCGGAAGAGCATAATCTTTGGTTTTTTCACCAGGGCTTGTCCGGGTTGCTCTGGTTTTCTCCTCAAGAATTGAGGGAAAAGCAAAAAGATGGGCAGTTTATTTGGGGAGAGGACAATTGGCAATTGGAAGATCCATTTGAAGAATTGGAAAATCTTCGGGAAGAAGTAATCGAAAAACAAGAGAAATATGTTAATTTCGCAACAAGGATTGACAAAGCGGTATTTGAAACAACTGGATTGAAGGTTAGGCATGCTAAATACCTGCCAAGGATTGGAAATTAATGGTAGAGACGTAGTAGAGTAAGGGTAAAACAAAAAACGTGGCGTGGTGGCCAAAACAGAGCTTGTGCCAAAGGAATAGTAATTTGGAAGATTTGACGGATGAAATGTATTATCACTGGGAACAAATCGAATGTCCTGAGTGCAACCATATCCAAAAAGCGAAAGTGATTCACACGGTGATTTGGAATATATACTGCCATTGCTGTGAATCTTGCGGATTTATAATCACTGAATCAGACTGGGATCAAATATGAAAAATATAATTTGTTTCTCTGGAGGAAAAGACTCGACTGCGTTAATTCTTTGGGCAAAAGAAAATCAAATGGAATTTGAAACTGTTTTTTGTGATACAGGATGGGAGCATCCACTAACTTACAAATTCATCGGTAAAATTAACCGGGAACTGCTTGATGGAAAATTAATCATTCTCAAAAGCAAAAAATACAGAGGGGGGATGACAACACTTGTGGAAGCAAGGCATAGAGTACCTAGTATAAGAGCACGTTTTTGTACTGAAGAATTGAAAATAAAACCTGTTCTTGA